TTTGCGCCCGCTGCGGGGTCTTCTTCAGATTCGTCACCAACTGGTCCCAGACCTCGGGATTGCGCGTCTTGATGAACTCGCCCATCAGGGCGGCATTGCGCGGGTGCAGCAGGCTGTTGCTGTGGGCATAGGCTTCCGCCAGCAGGGCTTCATCGGTGGCGGTGCGGGGCAACACCCTCCAAGCCTAACATACTCTTAGACTAAACGATCTGACTCCGCTGCAAAGGCACCAGAGGCTCATAATCGAACTCTTTGAATTTGGCCAGAATCTCATCGTTCATGTAATCCACACGCAGATTGATCTTACCGTCCACGCGCTGAACCAAAACACTGTCTCCGTTATTCAACAAAGCTAGATCACCATCCCATTTCCTCAAGGCGTCCACCGTCATGTCATAAACGGCATCTTGCCCGGGATACAGTGGTTGGGTCGTGATCCACAGCAGTGTTTTCAATGTTTTAGGCAAATCATGACCCTCTTCATGAAGAGTGTCATGACTCTCTTCCGCCAATTCTTCGATTGAAAAAACGCCATATTCCCAATCACCACCCCAATTCCCGATTCGGCTTTGTTTTGTTAGTTTTAAGGCGTGTCCCCCAAAATCTTTTTGACGAAAGTAATCAAGCACCTCTGGCGTGGAGCGTGCTGTATATAAATGCATAAACATGGACATATTAATATAGAATGTATAGTTTTCCCGATTTAATAACGAACAGCTGTTTTAATCCTTCAACTGGAGTTTTGCGTATATGTTCAAAAAGTTCATTGATTGATTGTCCATCAGGTTCTAAGCGCACCATTACATACGGGGCATTTTGCTGCTCCACTTTACGCACAATCTCTCCCCTGATACCTTTCACACTTTTAGTTTTTGTCGGTGAATAGGCATCTGTCTTGTCATCAATGCCAGCGAACTTACCGTCTGGGCTTTTGTTTCTTTCTTTGATCTGCTGGTAATCATAACCATGTTGGGCCAAGATATCTGCAGCTTCGTTCTCTCCTTCAACACCTCGCCTGTTGCCTTCATCCGTATCTTTGCGGCTCAGCACTTTTCGTGGACCTTTAGACTTGCGGTTTGGATCGTAGGGCCAAACAGGTAAAACGTGTTCCGGTCGCTGAGGAACAAGCCACTCGGCATTATTTAAAAGTCTTGGTTTTGTGACAGGGATATTATCTGTCACCTCATTCGCCGTATCTTTGCTATGAGGATTGGCTCCATCCTCTTGGGCTTTGGCAGCGCTTTGAGAGGAGTTTCCTTGTTGCCCTGAAACACTGACTCCTGACGAACCTCTCCCCTGCCCGCCATTCGCTGCTGGACGCCCCCCACCGCCCACCTGCAAGGGCGCGCCCGCACCACCTCCAGCTGAGTTCGCTGAGCCTCCGCTCGAAGAACCGGAACCGCTGTCTGTGGCAGGCTGTCCGCCTCCCTGCTGCGCGACTAAGCCCGGCGGTGAAGCTCCGCCACCTGGAGTTGCGCCCACTGCCTGAGGTGCGTTGGGCGCGTCGGGTCGTGCGGTTACTTCCTGCGGATTCCCTTCCCACGGGGCCATCTCCACTTTATCGCCACCTGCGGTGACGGCTTGAGGCACTTCATCAGGCTGCGGGACAGCCTCTGCGGCGGCGGCTTGGGCGGGTGCCTTTTCAGGCTTCGGCACACCCGCAGGTGCGGCGGTCGCTTGGGCTCCTGCACCACTGTCTGGAGGCGTGCCCGCTGCACCGCCCGCTGCATCCCCTGAGCTTCCATTCTTTTCGTTAGGCACGGGCAGGTTTCCCGGCAATGCCCGCATCACTTTGGAGACGCCTTTGTTCATCGCCCCCATGCCCAGGGTCCCCATCAGATAGTCCAACGACATTTGCTCAAAGTCCGAGAGCTTGGCATCCGGGTTCTCCACCAGGGTTTGCAGGCTTTCGATCCCCATCTCCGTCATCGCGGTTTTGGCGATCTCCCGCACCACACCGCCGGTCGTGCGGCCTGCTCCGCCGAGGAGCTTGCCCGCCTTCAGATAAGGCAGCAGCAGGGAGGCCATCTGGATGGGGTCCCCGGCGGCGATCATGTGCTCGGCGTAATCCCCGCCTCCCATGTTCTGCGTGAGGAAGTTCACGATCTGACTTTCCGCCAGACTCCGGGCCTGATCGGCCTCGGTTTGCGCCCGCTGCGGGGTCTTCTTCAGATTCGTCACCAACTGGTCCCAGACCTCGGGATTGCGCGTCTTGATGAACTCGCCCATCAGGGCGGCATTGCGCGGGTGCAGCAGGCTGTTGCTGTGGGTGTAGGCTTCCGCCAGCAGGGCTTCATCATCGGCCATGCGGACGGGAGTGTCCGCGCTCCCTTCCACGCCATCCTCCGTGCCTTGCACGGCCTGATACCAACGCCTTTGAGAGCCATTGATCTCCTGTGAGAGCTGGACTAACCAAGATTGAAATTCCGCGCCGTCTTTGAGGGGGAAGTTCCCCTCGGTCAGATCACGATGCAGGGCTTCCAGGTCGGCATTGATCTTGGCCTCGGCATTCCAGGAAAAGAACCGCTGCGTCGAGTCACCGGCCTTTTGAAACCAGAAACCCGCTTGCTCAATGATATTACCTGCCGGAACACGCGGGCTGCCGTCGGGATTGAAGGCGGAGAGATCCGCCGAGGCAGCAATGGCGGTGCGTGCGGTGCCTGTAAGGACACCCCCGACCACATCCCCAACCTGCCCCGCAGTCTCTTTCCAAGAGGTCATACCCTCCACCTGCGCGCGTGCTTTACCGGCAATGGCATTGAAGGCTTGATAGGCTTTTCTATCGAAGCCGGGACGCTTGGTCAGATCATCGAAGGCCAAGGCCAGCACCTGCCCCAAAGTCTGCTGCTTTTGCAAAGGCGAAGCGGCGCGAAAGGCGGGATCAGCATACAGATCGGGGAGGTCTTCGATATGCCAGGAGCCACCGGCCAGGAGCATCTGCTGATCCTCTTTCCGCACATAGTCCAGACGACGGGTGGGCTGTTGAAACACAGGCGGTGGCGGAGACGACGGGGTTTTTAACAATCCATCCGTCAGCTTCACCATGCCTTCGTGATCCTTTACCGTGCCACTGGCGAAGGCCTGCTGCACCACTTCGGCATTCTGAGCGACCTCTTTCGCGCTGTGCGCTGCGGTGCCCTGGATGGCGACCAGCAGCGGCGTCAAAGAAGTGCCGTCCGGCAGCAGCGGTGCACGCCCCTCACGAGTGGAGACGGCGGCCCAGTCATCACTGCCGAAGCCATGCCGGAACACCCGCTTCAAGGCCTCGCCTAACAAGGGTTGCGGATTTTTCGCCTGGGCGCGCAGGACGCCGTAAAGCGTGTCCTGCTCCCGTTTGTCAAAGCCGAGGGCGATCCAGGTCTCCAGCTCCTCCAACTGCGCACCGGAAGGATCTTTTTTCGGATCATAAACGCTGGCCGCCAGATGGGTCCACTGATAAGCGGCAGGGCGGTCAAAGGAAGCGGCACGTTGCTTCACCAGGGCCTGATGCGTGACACCACCCTGCAGCATGGGGCTGGCATGGCGCAGCTCCCCCGCCCCCAGTTCCTGCGGTGTCAGGCGGCGGCCTGGGGATGTGGATGCCACCTGGCTGAAGTCAGCCTTGTTGATGGCGGCGACGGCGGCCTTGACCTCCTGAATGCCCAGCCGCGTGGTGTGGCTGGAGGCCTCATGCAGCAGCGTTTCCTGATCCTCCACACGCAGTTTGAGAAAGCGTGAATCCCCCGTGAAGGCCTGGCTGATGAAGCGCTTCGGCTCAGACAGCATCTCCTGCCGCAGGCCGTGCCGTGCCTCCTGATAATCCACCTCCGTGAGGCGCTCCTGAAGCTGCGCGTCATCCAGCGCCTTGTCCGCGTGCAGCCCGCTCAGCAAGGCACGCCCGCCTGCGAAGTCGCCCTTGTCATAATGCCCAACCAATTGTTTGTCCGTCCTGTCCAGCAACACCTGACGGATCTGCTGTGCGCCTTCGGTTTCCACCTGCCTCAGGCGCTCCACCGGGATGCCCACGCTGCTGCCAAGACGCATCGTGGCCTGAAAAGCCCGGCTGTCACCCTTCGCCGCCGCCTGCTGCGCCCGTGTCACCACCGCCTGCTCTGCCCGCTGATTTTTGCGCTCCTGCACACGCGTGCCCAGGCTCTGAATCTGCTGGCCTTCATAAGTCTCCAACGTGCGCTGGAGGCTCGTCTGTGCCTGCGGTCCGAGGCGGTTGCGGAGCTGTGCGATCTGGCCCTGAGTCGTCTTTCGCTCCTCGTCAAACTTGCTCTGCCATTGATCCGGGTCCGTTGTCTCCTCCATCATCTTATTCACGCGATCCGCACTGGCCTGGATGAGGCTTTCCCCCTCCAGCAGGCCCGTGACATCATCCACGCTCAAGGGACCGGCCTTTGATTCATTCCCGGCCTCCTTCCGTGCCCGGAGAGCTTTGCCGACGTCGCCAGCCAGGTCACCCACGGCCTGGAGGGCATCGCCCAGGCCGGTGTCGCCTGCGCTAAGGCGGGGAGTGATTGCGGTGTAATCACCGGTGAAATGAAGCGGCACCTGGCCGCCATGAACGAGTGGAATGCGTGCAGGCATAAGATCGAATCAGCTTCTTTGTCTAACCAAATGAATTTCAATAAACACCGCGTGAACCTTTGTGGGCGGTGCTGCGGAACAGTGTCTGACCGCCAGAGGTGGAGGGTGTCGGCGAATTCGTTGATTTTGCGGCCGTTCCAGTCCCCGAAGGCTTGGCTGCGCTGCCAACCATGCTGACGGCACTCGAAGCTGCCCCTGCTAGGCCGGTGATCAGCGAAGCTCCGGCCTGCTGGCGCATGAGGCTGGCGCTGCTGCGCGCCTCCTGCATCAGGCTCTGCCCCTGATAACCGAGCCGCCATTGCTCCAGATTCCCATCGGCGGTGAGGTCGCCCAAGTCCCGTTGCTGAGCCTCCAGCGTGTCCGCCATGATCTCCAGCGGTGTGCCCGTGGTGGCCACGAAGCCCGTGTTTGCCAGGGCAGCGAACTGCGCCGCCTGCTCCCGCCGCTGCTGCTGAGCGAGACGACGCTGATTCTCCGCCAGTTCGGCGGCCTTGCGCCGCTGCTCCATGGCCAGGGCCTTGTTCTGCGCCTCGGCATTCAGTTCGGTTTGTTTGGCGGCCTGTTTTTGCTGCTGGTAGGAGACCACGGAACCGGCGATGGACGCAACCGTGCTGACAATCGACATGATAGCGAATGCAGCATCGATGCCGTAAGCAAGAAAGAGACAGGAGTTAAACATGGTGAAGGCAGATGACGTGTTCAGTTTCGCCGATGACCCAGCCCGCCTGGGCGGCCTCGGCAGCGGCGCGTTTGTTCAGAAAGACGCGGAGGAGTTGGTAGTTCAGGCCGCTGTCCTCATTGAGGATGCGGGCCCAGTCGCGGATCGTGGTTTGCAGGGCCTTCCAGGCCTGGCGCACATCCGTGATCGTGCTGCCGGGGGCGGAGTAAAGGTAGTCCAATTGGATGACCGGCACGTCCAGCATCATGAAGCCCCAGATAGTCAGCACCGGCGTGACCTCATCCCCCCGGTGCCGCTCGCATAAAAAGCCATGCGGGGAGAGCAGCGCGTGGATCAGGCGGTGCCTGTGCGCCACGGCCCAACCCTCGATCATCGGCAGGTCCTCCGGCGTCACCTGACGCACGATGTAAACGGCTTCACTCATGGGTAATCTCGGCGGATTAACAGAAGGTTTTGCAAGCGGTATTTTTCACTTTTTACACTTGGTTAGGCCACGACCGGCGGCGCAGCCCATGGACTGCGGAGACTTGTCACCGCTTTAGTGCCTGGAGGCTCGCCGACGAGGTTAGAGCCACGTCTGCTCCCTCATCTCCAGCGCGAGCAGGTCTTTGAAAAAAGGACCCACGAGAGCGAATGCGCCGACAAGTCGGCTACCCGAAAGCGGTGACAAGTCCCCGCAGTCCAAAGGCTGCGCCCTCATTCAATGCTCCTAGCCCCAGGCTCCATGCTCAACTTGACACTGCCACCCTTCACCCGCCCGTGACCTCGAACTTCAGCACGGTGCCTAACAAATTGCAGGGATATGCATTTTCACTCTTTACACCCCAGTTGAGCTGCTTCTCAAAGCTGCCACTGAAGTGGATCTCCTCCAGGATGTCCGTGGTCTCGGTATTCAGAGGCACCTCCCGCTCGGTCGAGGTGCCGGAGGTGAGGCTGAAGGTGCGGGTGCGCCACACGTTCGGGATCACCCGGATGAGCCGCCAGTTCCGCCCCTGGGAGGTGCCCTCCTGCAGCAGCACCTCCAGGTTCATGCTCTGCATCGTGGCTTTGACATAGCTTTTTCCGATGATGAGCTTTTTGTTCGCGTGATTGCCGGGGATGCTGACAGTCCCTTGAGAGTCCCAGGTAAAGGCGGGGCTACCTGTCAGGGGTTGACCATCCAGAGTGGCGATGAGGCCCGTGGTGCTGCCGCCTTGCAGTTCATACAGGCGCTTGAACCCGGTGAAAAACGTCTTCGCGACCTCCGCGTAATACACTCCCTCGCCGCTGCGCACGGCGTCCAGGAAACAGGCCTCCCTGGCCGGATCAAAGCCCGCCTCCACACGTCCCCCATGATAGTAGGCCAGGGTGGCAGGATGAAAACGCTCCACAGAATGCTTCGTGCCCCGTTTCATCAGCATCCATACCTCATCCACGCCATAGTCCCCATAGACACTGGCCACGGATTCAAAGGTCGCCCCCTGCACCTGATGCTTGTGCCAGGCGGTGACATTGTGCTCGCGATTGTAACTCAGGCCTAACAAATAGTTTTTATTGACCACCCACAGGATGGGGTCCGGGCAGGAAACAAAGGCCGTTTGTTTGATCTCACCCAGGGGCAGCATGTGCTCCGCCAGCAGGGTGAGGTCCGGCGCGCTAAAACCATCCCGCTCATACACATAGGCAAACTCATGCAGCCTGCCCCCGCCGCGCCTGATCCACAGCAGCGCATCCCCGGTGAGCTGCGGCGGGATGCCGTTGGAGCCATAGCGTGTGCGGCGGCGGGCGCGGATGTTCGTGGGCGTCAGCGCCTCGTCCGTTTCCCCACTGTCCACCGTCCATTCATCACCGCTGGTGCCGATGACGAGCGAGCGATTGAAACTGGCCATCCACTGGATCGCATTGGCCTCCACCGTGGCCAGGGTCAGGTCCAGGCCATCTGTGTCCAAAGAGCCGCCCAGGTAGATGTAAAAATCCTCCGTGTGGCTGGCCCACATGCGGGTGGGATGCGTCCGTGTCCCGCCCCACCAAAGGCGCGAATCATGAAAGGCCACGGTGCGTGGAAAGCCGTTCTTTGCACTGAAGGCGGGTCTGCGGAAAATGGACGTGGCGACGCCGATGGCAATCGCAGGCGGCAGCTGATCCCCCGGCATGATCAGGTTTCCCCGGACCTTCGTGGGCTCCAGATACTCCGTGATCTTGAAGGGCAGCTTATAGACGGAACTGTGCGCCTCGATCTTGATCTTCGTTGAGGTCGCAGAGGTTCCCGCCGTGAGCACCGACATACGATACCAGGCACCGATGGCGGGCGCATCCCCGTTGTAAATGATGTTGCCCTCCTTCTTGCTGCTCTGTGTAAACTGACGCACCACGCTCCAGGTCACGCCATTGAGCGACTCTTCGATGGTCAAAGTGCCCTGCATCGCATCGCTGTCATTCCAGACGGTGGTCACGGTATAACCACCTTGAATGAAGAGCGGATTGTTCTCCGTCGATGCCGTGGCCCCCGAACCCGTCGGAATGGCCAGATCCTCGACAATACCGCCCGTGCCTAGTTCCAACAACCAAACAGTGCCCACATCTTCATGGCTAAAAAGCGGATCGGTCGCATACAGCGCAAACTTCAGGCCGGAGAGATCCGTATCCGCCGCACTGATGCGCCAGACGCGCGTCCAGCCCGTGGACAGACCCGGGCAATTCCCCGGTTTGATGATTTGCCCAGAGCGACCGCTGAACGCCGGCAAGGCGGATGTATGTGCACGGATGCACTCATAAATGGTCTTGCCACGCCTCACCTTTGCCCCTTGGGAATAAACCTGGTTATTGACCCAGGCGAAGATTTTTTGACTGCCCGTGCCCTGGTTCCAATAATCCTGCCAGGTGCTTCCATGTCCCGGCTCGTCATTGACCGCATTCCCCGGTTGATAGGCCGTGTGGCAGGTGAAAATCTCACCATTGTATTTGTTAGGCGTGCCGATATCCACCGCTGTCACCCGGTCACCCACCTTGTAGCCGCTCGGTATCATTTCATTCCAAGAACTTCCCCAACTCGTTCCCAGGCCAGGTCTGCTGGGCTATGTGGCCGAGCCGGAATCATGATTTGCCTTGCACACAAAAAATCGACCCGATGCCGTGGTCGGCCCTGTGACTCGATCTCCAATGTCATAGTAGGTATTGATTGCCCACGGCAAAATAAAGGCAGGCACCTCATCGAACTGCACCTGCACACTGGTGCGGTCCTCATTCACATCCAAAGCAGGGGCATATTGAAAAGGCACATCCTCTAGCAACCAGTCTGTTTCACCACGACGTGTCAGGCGCTTTGGGGGATGGTTCGGGTGGGCGATGAACAGCACGTCATTGAGCTGCGTGAATTGGAGATCGAAGACCTCCTCCGCTGAATACGGCGTGGTCACTTGATAGGGTGTCAGCCCGATCTCGTCACTCTCCGCCAATGGCAGCCAGTAGGCCGCATTCCCGGCAAACGTGGCCCCTGGAAAGTGTTGCTTCACACATTGGTAATAGCTTCCACCATTTTTGACTAACTGCCCTACCACATACCGGGGCAGCTCCGCCCAGCGGCTCGTCCATTGGGTGCCCACGCCGGGCTGGGTCAGGGAACTTGGTGCATGGCTGCTGATGCAACGAAACAAACGGTCAAGATGCGTCACTTTAGCGCCCACGGAATAGTTCCCACCCGTCGTCACCCAAGGAGAAGATGGCTCACCCACCAAATCCCAAACCGCCCAAAAGTCAGTCCACTCCGCGCCAACCCCTGGTTCAGTGTGTTCGCCAAAGTAATGCCCCTGAATGCATACATAGACAAGACCTACATGCGTCACACTCTGCCCAACCATATACGGAATGTAGTCCCAGGGAGGTGCTGCGGATGCAGCCCCGATCCAGGCAGGTATCCCAGGATCTGAAACCAAAGACACCCTCTTTGGCACCTCCCCTCCTTTCCAAAAACGCACATACTGATTCCCAAACTCCAGGATGTAATTCGTATCCGTGCTGCGTTTAAAGCTGTGCAGCCGGGCGGGGCCGTCGTTCTTCGTAAAGCCCAGCAGCTCTGTCCCAGGACGCTTCTTGATGCCCCCATAGACGCTGGGGATGAAGTTGGTCAGCTCCCGGCAGCCGGAGGCATATTTCTCCGAGTCCACACGGGCGTCCAGCATGGGGCTCAACTCGCCGCCGTTAAAAACGGACTTCAGGGTTTGGATGGCAGACATATCGATTGTTAGGCTGTTTCATAACCCGCACCCCGGCGGGCGCGGACGACATCGCTGTCATGACTCAGGGGCAGGCGGTGGCCTTTGCCCTGACGGGCGTCGCGGCCTTTCACCTTGGGCATGATCATGGATTCATACTGCTGACGCAGCTCCAGCGCGCGACCCGTAGGCCCCATCAGCTCTTGCGCGATGTAGGAGGCCAGCAGCAGGGCGAAGGCATTGCAAAAGTCTGCTGGCCAGGTCGTGGGCTCCGCCACGCGTGTGACGTAGAGCAGATTCAGCCTCTCTTCATTGGCCAGGATGTTCCCAGACTCCACCGCATAAGGGGTGGAGTCTTCTTCACCACCTTCCAGGCCATTGATATTGCAGACGCGCAGGCAGTCTGAGGGAAGTGGAAAAAAGTAGTCCCAGCTAAAAGGCGGCAGCTTGACCCATTCACCCGTGCTCGGGATATAACTGCCGGTGAAAGTGGACCCGATGAGATCAAACCGGTCATCGTCCACGCGGGAGATTTCCCACATGCCATTCGCACCCGGCACGCCCTGCACGCCGCGCACCTGCACCCGGTCCCCGGTTTGCAGACCATGGTCATCATGACCCACACGACACACCCCGGAGGCATTCGTGATGGTGTCAATGTCATGCTGCCATGCCGGTTTGAGCGACAGCCTCTTGATCGCAAAGTTCCACGGATGCGAGGCCAGCGCCTCATCCCGTGCGGTGTCGAACCATTTCTTGCAGGCCCGTGCCTGGGCGGTGGGATCATCAATGGTGGTGATGGTGCTGCCGCCGATGAGAGAGAGCGCCAGGTTGGCGATGTCGGTCTTGGTCATAACAAAAAGGGTGTCATCGTTGATCTTTGAAAGTGGCCCGGTGCGGACACCCATTTCCGCACCGGGCCTGCCTTACCCAACGGCCCCCCCCAGGGACCGCCCATCATCAGGCAAGTGTGTCGGTGATCGGGATGACCACCTTCGCCAGAACACCAGGACTCAGCCCAGTGTGTAAGCGATGAAGAAGGTCAGTGCCTTGCCAGTCCCCACCGTCACATTGGCCGTAGCCTTGGCAATGACCGGGGTGTTCCCGGTCACTTTCACCGGGTTCACGGCCTGGGTCAGGGCATTGTTGGTGGAGTCAAAGGCGACACCCGCCAGGCTTGTGGCACTGATGGGGATGGCCTTGGCAAAGGCATCTGCCGCCGCCGCCGTTCCCACGTTCAGCGAGATCGCATTGGTAGGCGTCGCCGAAGGCTGCACCCTGCACAGCGCAGGGATCACCTTCGCAGTGGGTGGCAGGTAACCGAGGCGCAGTTCGTCCACAGCGTTCAGCGTGCTGGGAAGGTCCACCTGCACATGCAGGATGTGAACATTGCCACCCGCATCCTTCAGGTTCGGGGCCTGGCTGTAGTCCGTCAGGGCCGCAGCCTGGCTTGCATAAAGAGAGGAATTGTAGTTTGCCATAATCGTATCTTTTTCTTGAAGTTGTTTCGTTGGTTAGGCCGCCCGGCAGAGTCATCACCCGCCGGGCGGCGTCAGGGTTGGGGTTTAGACCGTCTCGTCGCAGAGGATGCGGACGATGCGCTTGTCCTCCACACGCACCGCACCCATGCGGCACACGCCGCGCAGTTGCTTGGCATGCCGTTTGTTAGGCAGGACGTCGATATGGACGCTGCGGCCCGCATCGGCCCAGCGGACGCCGGACTTGTGATAGGCAAAGCAGCAGCGGATGTCGTTGTCATCCCCCACGGTGATCAGCGGCAGACGCTCGCTACGGACAAAGGTGAACCCGGCGAACATCGTCACCTCGCCATCCACCAGGGCCTTCACATTCGCATAGTCACCGGAGGTGATCTGCGTGATGTTCAGCATGTCCTGGAGCTGCTGCGCGCTGGTGACAAAGTAACGGTCTTCATCGTCCACCTCGTTTTGATCCAGGATCTTCTTCGCCCGCAGGATCTTGCCCACGGTCAGGCCGCTGTCCGTGGCCGGGCCGCTGACCACATAGTCTTTGGCGATGCTTTGCGTGCCGGGGAAGGTCTCCGTCTCCGTGCCCGTCTCACCCACCTTGCGCTCGCCATCCATGGCCTGGATGATCACGTCATCCTTCGTGCGCGCCTCGGCGGCGGTGAAGCTGGCGATCTCGTCCGAATCCGGCAGGGCGATGGAGCCCAGCTGCATTTCATCGTCCTCGTCCCAGGTGCGGACGAATTCGAACTTGCGGCGGTAGATCCAGTATTTGCTGCCGGTGGAGTCGCCATCGGGCGTATCGCCCTTGCGCTCCGTGACCTCGGTCATGGTGCCCGCATCGAGCTGGTTATACCACTTGCGCTTCCCGCGAAAAGAATCGGTAGTGACGGTGGGGAGGAGACGGGAGTCCTTTTGCTGGACCTTCATCTCCCAGTTCTTGGCGAACTCGGTTTCGTAGAATTGTGTGACTTCGAGTGACATACTTGTGGTTAGCGAGAAATGGCCGTGCCCATCCGTGAGCCGCCGGATCGTCCGGCCAGGTTTGATTGAAAAATCCCTCTTCCTCGCGGGTGTCTGCTTCATCAGGCCGCTCGTCCCTGGGTGAAATGTAAAGGGCAGGTGTCCCGCCTCAACGGGGCTGCTCTGACTCTGATGGGACCGGGTGGATTAACTTTCTTTTTGTCAAAGGAAAATTTGAAGAAAAAGAGATTTTTTTATTGGCTCGTCCTACTGGCGGCGACGGCGCAGAAAGGGTAGAAAGATTCGGGGTAGAAATATTTGATTCTTTTGGTTAGGCCGGATCAGTCTTGCGGTGGATTAAACCGGCCTCCCCAAATCTTTTTACCCCCAATCTTTCTACCCCTCCCTGGTCATGAGTAAAAAGCTATGGCAGCCGCGTGGAAAGGGATTACCTATGCTCATGTCTTTACGTCGTATTCTTTCGCCTGCGCTCGCCCTGCTGGCTTTGATTCCAGGCCTGAGCGCAGCAGCGGTCCCGCAGCCGGTGCTGGTGAAGAACATCCGAACTGGGGCGGCGGAGACGAGTTTCAATCCCAAGATGCAGGTGGCGCTGGGGAACCGGGCGCTTTTCACCGGTGATGATGCGGTGCATGGGGAGGAGCTTTGGATCAGCGATGGCACGGCGGCGGGGACGCATCTGGTGAAGGACATCTGGCCCAGCCTGAACGGGGCCTCCATCACCGGTATGACCGTGACCGGGAACCGCGCCTTTTTCAGCGCCCATGACGGGGTCCATGGGGCGGAGCTGTGGGTCACGGACGGCACGGCGGCGGGGACGCGTATGGTGGTGGACCTCGTCCCCGGGGAGGCCGGCAGCGCGCCGGATCAACTGGGCGCTTATGGCGAGGGTGTGCTTTTCATCAGTGACCAGGAAGTGAGCGGGCGGATTTTTGTCCATTATTCGGATGGCACCGCCGAGGGCACGAAAAAGATCGGCGATGCCCCTGCCTCCAGCAACCGCAAAGGCCGACGCATTTGGTCCGATGGCATACAGGCCTGGGTCTTCCTGCCCGATAGCGAAAACACCCGTGAGGAGCTTTGGAAAGTTCACGGTAATGGCACGCCCCTGGGCTTGGTCCAGCATGCGTCTCTGCCGACCGGGGTGGACGCGACCCCGCTGGGGGTGCTTGGCGGCAACTTCCTCTTCCAGGTCTTCACCCCGGTCTCCAGCCCGCTGTTGTCCTACCAGGTCTCCCTCTGGAAAAGCGGCTTCGGCGGCACTGCCAAAATCAAGTCCATGCGCGTGGTAAGCTTTTCAGAGCTGTCCAGCGACCCTGAGAAAGTCGTCTTCACGCTTGGCAAGGCTTACTTTATCTCGGGAAAGACGACGTTTACCGCACGTCAGCTCTGGGTCACGGATGGCACGGCCGCAGGGACGCAGTCTGTATCGCCCGCCGCCCTGCCGACCGGAAGTGAGGTTTATGACCTGGCCTTGCTCGGGCAAAAGCTCATCGCCATCTTCGATCACCAGCACCTTGATCCTGTCCGGTATCTCTGGTCCTTCAATGTCCAGACTCAGGCCGAAGAAGTCCTCCTGGACACCGTGGTCTCCTCTTCGGGCCAGTCGTTAAGCTACCTGACCGTGTTGGGTGATCAGGTTCTCTTTCGCGAATTCGCCAAGCTCGATCAGATCCGCGATGCTTATCGGTTGTGGACCACGGATGGCACGGCAGCAGGCACGCGTTACGTCTCCCCGGATCTTTCTCCCGGTGGGGATGCCTCCTGGGAAGTCTTTGAAGGCGCGGCCCTTCCCGCCGTGGTGACGGGTGGCCATGCTTTCTTCGCCGCCGGGAATGACACGTCCGGGTTTGAGCTGTGGAAGACCGATGGCACGGCGGATGGCACCGGGCTGGTGATCGACATCGATCATCCGGATGGCGGCTCCTCCCCGCAGCAGTTGCGCAGCCTCGGCGGCCTTCTTTACTTCACCGCCGATGACGGCAGCCACGGACGCGAGCTGTGGCGCACGGATGGCACGGACGAAGGCACGTTTCTGCTCGGCGACATCCATCCCGGAACGGCCGGCAGCGAGCCCCTGCATTTGGTGGAGATGAATGGTCTGGTTTATTTCACCGCCACGGACCCGGAGCATGGTCGTGAACTCTGGCGCAGCGACGGCACGCCTGAGGGCACCTTTCTGGTCGTGGATGCGACTCCCGGCACCGGTAGCGGGGTGAGCGGGGCGACGTTATTTTTCAAAGACCGATTGTTCTTCATGAAGGCCGGCAACGGGCAAACTCGTCTCTGGAGCACGGACGGCACGGCCGAGGGGACACAGAGCTATGCCGATGCCTCCCAGACCAATCTCAGCAATCCGAAAATTCTCACCGTGATGGACGGCTGGCTTTACCTGACCGCCATAAACACCACCCTCTTGAAATCTGTTTTTTTGCGCACAGATGGCATCTCAGAAACCCTGCAGGCAGCCAATGACACCACCTACAGCTTCCCCTCCTTCATCGACCATTTCCTGGTGCGACCCCCGGTATCAGGAGCTGCCGTGGCACCGGATCAACACGTCTTGTTTTTCGCAGAGGAAGGATTTTTGAGGCGCTGCCAAAATAATGGACTGTCAGTGGGGATCGACTCCGGCTACGGCCGCATTGAGGACATGCGGCTGCACGGGGACGGCGTGCTTTTGATCCGTGATCGGGATAGATACTGGGACAATCTCTGGCGCAACAACGGCACCGACGGAAGCACGGCCCGCTGGGGACCGGAGGGCAGGATCAGCCTCCACCACAGCACGCCCGAAAAGATCTACTATTCCCAAACCACCGAAACCATCCCTGACGGAGGCTGGACTGTTTACATCCACCACAGTCTTAACTGCATGAACCTGGACGGCAGCGGCCAGCAGGTCCTCATTCCTGCCGAGTTTCTGCCCGGAAGGAGAGAACAAGACCGCAGCGTGCGAATTCAGACTCTTTATGCTGAAGGGGAGACGGTCTATTTCGCACGTTCGGTAGATCGTTCCCTATGGGCACTGGGCAGGACGCTGGGCACGCCGGAGACCACCCGCATCCTTTCCACCCTGCCGCTGAGCACTAACACGAACGCGCTGCCGACGGATACAGTCCAAAAGCTGGGCTCCCGCCTTTTCTTCGCCGCCAATGAAGGCCCGTGGGGGGATGAACTTTACTCCCTGGACATCGGCGGCCAGATAGACGCCGTCGAGGTGCTGGCCGGGGGCCAAACCCGCCCGCTGACGGCAGACACCCTGACCGTGGACCTGACCGCCGTGGGACAGAGCCGGACCCGGACGCTGCGCGTGCGGAATGAAGGCGCACTGCCGCTGACTGATGTGGCCCTCGCCCTGCCTGAGGGGTCCGACTTTGCCGTCAGCACCACCACGATCGGCACCCTGGCACCCTGGTCGGGGGCGGATGTCGTCATCACCTTCAGCCCGACCGCGTCCGGCGTGCGGGATGCCGATCTGCTGATCACGGCCACCGGCTCCACGGCCCTCACCTCCACCGTGCATCTCACCGGACGCGGCCTCGGTGCGGAGGATCTGCCCGTGACCGGTGCCGCGCTGCCGCCGCGCTTGGCCCTGATAGGACAGGTCCTGTTTTTTGAGCCCGACATCCTCACCGCCACTCCTTTCACCTCCGCTGTCTGGAGACGGGACAGCACCATCCTGGGCCTGGGGCCCGTCTTAGTCCACCAATTGCAGAAGCTGACCGATGCCGGCCTCTACCGCCTGACCGTCGCCAACGCCGCCGGGTCCGTGACCACCGCCCCCGCCGTCATCGGCGTCATCACCCCCGCCCCCGCCGACCTCACCGTGGCGGAATGGACCCCGCTCACCCTCACGTGCAGCGCAAAGGCCCCGAAGGGCTACAAGCTGGACTACCGATGGCGCTACAACGGCGGCCCGCTCAGCGACAGCAACGTGCGCAAAGGCAGCCGCAGCGCCGTGCTGAAGCTCGCCCTTGTCGAGGCCGCCGATGCCGGAAACTATGACTGCCTGGTCACCCTGACCACCGCCGATGGCCCGGTTTTGATAGGCGACACCCCCGTCGGCCTCAGCGCCGGTCTAACCAACGTTAGCATCGCCCCGCGCCCGCGCGTCCTGCCTCCGGCACAGCCCTTGATCTGGGTCATCGGAGAGGCCGTGAGTTATCAGGTCCAAACCGACCTCCCCGCCACTGCCATTACCGTCAAGGGCTTGCCTCCGGGCCTGAAGATGAGCCGAACCGGCCTGATCACCGGCAAACCGACACGCAGTCTGAACAGCGACAGCAACGGCACCTTTCTGCCCTATCAGGTGACCCTCACGGCCAGCAATGCCAGCGGCCCCGGCCCGGCTCACATCATGCCGATGGTGGTTCGCCACTTTTACCCCGCCGGGAACTACGATGCCCTCATCGATACCTTCATGGACGCCAACGGGCATGACACCTATGGCAGCCACCTGAAACTCACCGTCAGCAGCACCGCCGCCCTCAGCGGGCAGCTCCTGCACCGGGGGAAAACCTACCGCTTTAGCAGCGGACAGATCGTCATGAATCCCGACGATCAACCGGACCGCTTTGCCACCGTCAGCTTCCCTAGCAGCCGGGACTCCCCGCCGCTATGGCTTTATTTCACGAAGTGGCTGGATCTGCCGGGCGTCGAACTGGCAGAGAGTGAAGAAGGAATTGGCATCGGCAGCCCGGTCACCCCCTTCCGCAAACACTGCTTCAGCGCTGCCCGTCCTGCCACCGGCTACACCGGCACTTACACCGTCCGGCTGAATCCCGCCGTCGATCCCGCCCTGCCGCAAGGCCCCGGTTATGTCACGGCCACGGTTTCAAAAACCGGACTCGCCACCTGGAAAGGCAAACTCCCGGATGGCACAGCGATCATCGGCAGCAACCATCTCGCCTCACTCCAGCCTGAAGTCACTTTCGAACCTATCAGCCTCCCTGTGCATTTGGATCTCTACAAGCTCACCGGTTGCCTGCATGGACCCATGGAACTGTCATCCCCCGATGACCTGGCCACAATAGGCATGAGTGTCGAAGGGCTGCTGGAATGGCGCAAAGATCCTCTTCCGGCAACCAGCAAGGAGCGCAACTACAAAGACGGTATCCCGATGAACTACCTGGAGCTTATCGGCACCTTCTACACCCCGCCCGCCAAGGGGGAGTTTCTGCTGCCTGTTCAGGACGGCGACAGCAATGCAGTCATCACCGTCACCTCCGAAGCCGTGTCTGAAAGCCCGCTTACCCAGACCTTCACCCTGACCTCCGCGCACAAGGCCGTCCTGGTGAAAAGCGATACCCCCGTGAAGACCCTCACCTTCACCCCCGCCACCGGTGTTTTCAAAGGCAGCCTGCTGTTCCCACATCCCACCGATGCGAAGCTCAACCGCACCAGCACCTTTGAAGGCATCTTCGACCGCATCAGCGACGGACTCGCCGTCGGCTTCTTCCTCCTCCCTGAACTGCCCGCCCCTGCCACCGACGACACCCCCGCCACCACCCTGAAGACCAGCCCCCTGAGCTCCGGAAGCATCGAAATCCGCGCAGCCGACTGACCTGCCAAACCTCGTCCACTCATTCCAAGACGGGGCCTTAGAGGGCAGAAAAATGAGGGGTGAAAACATTTCTATTCTTTTAGTTAGGCCGGGATCGGTCTTGCGGTGGATTAAATCAACCTCCCCAAATCTTTTTACCCCCAATCTTTCTACCCAAGCCTCGCCCGCTGACCGTAGAACGGACTTCCAAGTTCGTTCACTGTCGGCATCGAATGCAGAAGCGATGAACGAATTGGAAAATGCGTTCTACGGCCCCGTGACCTCCACCCGCAGCGTCCGCGTCCGCCCGCTGGCAAAGCCGGTCAGGAAAACATCGCTCAGATTCTTACACAGGATCGCACGCAGGGTCCGCTTGGTCCCGGAGCTGGTGCCCAGGGGTGCAGTGATCCCACCCGTGACCACACCCGTCTTCAGGTTCAGTTTCAAAGACGGTTTCCGCGCCAGGGAATTGAAGACAAATTGGTTAGACACAAAGTCCAAAGGCTCCACCACGTCCACATCCAGCTCGCCTAAAAAGCCCGTAACGGACAGCTCATCCACATTCCCCAGAAAGGTCGTGAAGGCCGCCGGGCGATACGTGCCGCCCAGGAAATCCAGGCCTCGATTCAGCCCGCCCGCAAAGAAGGCCGAGGTGGCCGAGGCAGGCCGCACCTGCTGACCGCCATCACTTTCCAGCGAATCGTCCGCCCCGCCCTCCACCAGGCGCAGGATGCCATTGATGCCACCCTTGCTGCCATAGAGGCTTTTGTAAAAGGGCAGTTGATAGACGTTCGGCGCCTCCCCGCGATCATGCATCGCCACGCTCAGCGTCGTGGCCGTTCCGTCCGGCAGCACACAGGCCCCGCTGGCCGTGCCGTTCGCCTTCACCGTCAGCGTCAGGTATCCGGCGGCCAGCCCGTTTTCCACCCGCGCCGTGTAATAACCCGTCAGGGTATTGGCCGCCGCATTGGCAAAGACCGCCTTCTCCGGAAACTCACTGGCGAAAAAATGCCCGTCAGGATACAGCACCGTCATCTCCCCGCTCCCGGCGGCCACGATCTCCAGCGTGACCGGCAGCGGCTGCGTGCCCTGCGGCGGCTTCTTTTGCGGCACCGTGATCCGGCAACTGCCATCCGCATTGAAGGCCCCCTTGAACGCCATCGTCTTCCCACCCAGCGTGCATTTGCCGCTGAAGCTCGCCGCCGAATTCGTCGTCAGCGTCATCAGCCCCAACCGACTACCGGCATCCCCCTGCGCAGCCGCCGGATCATAGAACGACATCGTCCGCACCGCCGTCTTCAGCGGCAGCAACCGCACCCGCAGGACTACCTGCGACCGCCCCGCCGCCACGGACCCGGCCGAGCTGGCATCCACCACAAAATGATACGTCACCCCCGCCACCGCGTAAAAGCTCACGCGGGCCAAGGTCGGGTCCGGCCCAAACGCCGTGCTCGTCGTGTCATTGACCGCCACCTGCGTCAGCGCATTCACCGCCGTGCCTGTAAAGACCCCCACGGACGTATCCCGCATCCCGCTGCCCTGGGTGAGCGACAGCCGCGTGTCCACCGTGCAAAAACCCGTCTCCGGCGCCGTCCACCGCCACCAAGCCGTCCGCCTGGCGGCAAAGAAACCCAGGCTCGGCTCATTCGTCTCCGAGTCAAAGCCCAGCAGATCCGTCGCCACCGAAACCCCGTTCTCCGTCGCCTTCCCCAGATCCACCACCAACGGCGAATTCGCAAAATCATCCGCCCCCGCCGGAAACGCCCGCACCACCGGCACCACCGCCAAAGACAACACAACGACCATCAACGACATCCAACAAAAGGCTCTCATAAGGCAATAAAAAAGGGAAATTGGGGGGATCTATCCAGCACAGCGCCCTCAACTCAAGGACACCTGCCTGGATACCTGAAAAGATAACCTCTCTATCACCCCAGGTTACGCCTCCAAACCGTAAAACGAACTTCCAAGTTCATTCGCCTCAAGGATGGGAAATAAGCAAATCAAATACCCACTTCCCATCACGAGCCTCAACCTAGCCACACTTACCGTTAGGTAGTTGCAGACACCCTCCGCGCGATCACTAAAAAAGGGTAGAAAGAGGATAGGTAAAAAGATTTCATTGTTTGTTATTCCATTACCTCATCAAACCAAATCCAAAAAATCTTTCTACCCCCAATCTTTTTACCCACCCCCTTATAATCATCCATTCCCACACGCGGGATCATTCGTCATTCGTCATTCGTCATTCGTCATTCACCCCACCCCTCTGAGCTTCCGCATCATCTCCGCCGCCTCCTGCTGCCTCTCCTTGCCCTCATGGCCCAGATACGCGCGATGCCAGGGGTTGTTCGGATTCCGCCGGATGTCCTCCGCCTGTGCCTCCCCGCCCAGGCCTGCCGTGGAGTGATGTCCGCCTAACAAACGATCCTCCTGCATCAGCACGCTCGCCGCATGCAGCGCGCGGATCATCTTCGCGCTGTTGCCGATCTCCGCATCATCCGGGTCCAGGCCCAGGAACTGCGCCGCCCGCAGCGCCCGCGCCGTGTTTTCCTGGATGCGGTCGCCCCACTCCGCCTCCAGCAGGCCGCGCTGCTCCTGCAAATACGCATCCACATTGCCACGCCCCTTCGAAACCAGCCCCTCCTTCTGCTTCTGGTCAAAGGCCATCAGCGACTGCACCTGATGCGGTGTCAGATGCAGCTCATGCGCCAGCGACTGAAACTCCCCCACCGTCGCCTCATCCCACTGCATCCCTTCGGGCAGGCTCTCCGGTTTCGTGATGCCATAGCCCTCCGCCGTCTCCGGCACCCCCAGCGCCTTGCGCCACGCCGCCACCTCCTCCGGTTTCGCCTCCGCCCCCGGCGGCTTGACTCCACGCTGCCCGATCATCTTCGCCTTGTTCGCATGACCGCGCAGCAGCTCGATGGCATTCGGATACTTCCCAAACTCAGCCGCATACTCCTTCAGATCCTCCGGCAGCGCCTCATGCCACCCCGCCTTGAAGCTCCCGCTTTTGTCCAGGATGCTGTGAAAATCAAAAGCCGCTTCCGCTTGGGTCTCATGTCCCCCATCGGTCGCATGAGCCCGATGCGTCCCATTCAAAGCCGCATTGTCAGTGGATGTCGTTGTTGTCGTATCGTTGGATGTATCCGTTGTCATGATGATGTGTTTGTTGTGATGTAAATGGTTATTCCAAAGTCGCGGCAGCGTCCGGCCCGTAGAACGAATTTCCAAATTCGTTCATGAACGAACTCGGAAGTTCCTTCTACGACTCCTCCCCCACCTTCCCCGCCGCCACCCGCCGCGCGATGTGCGAGATCACCTGCTTCTGTCCATCCCGCTGCGCCGCCGCACTCGGGTTAAACTGATCCCCCGCCTGAAAGCAGGCCCGGTGCAGATTGAAATGCACCTGCAGGTCCAGCTCAAACACCGTCTGAAACTCCGGTGAATCCGCCAGCACCTGCCAAGCCTCCCGCACCCGCACCTCCCGATCCTTCCTCACCGCTTCCTGTTCTTCCTGGGTTGTCATGATTGATAATTCGTTAGTCTTTAAAAGCCGGAAACGGGGAGATGAACAAACCACTAATGGACACTAATCAGCACTAATGTTTCAGAACCGAAGCCTGCTTTATGAGTGTTCATCAGTGCTTATAAGTGGTTCAAATCTCTGATCTGTTTTCATTAGTGTCCCATGAATGAGCATTAGTGGTTTAATTCTGTGCCTCAGCGCCTCACCACCGTATTCAAAAACCGCTGAAACTGATGCTCCGCCATCTCCAGCGCACAGGCATCATCCGCGTCCTTTGGCAGCGCCACCCGATCCTCAAAGCTCCTGCGTCCGTGCTTCAGCACAAACCGGAAACAGTAGATCCCCTCCAGAAACGCATTCAGCACCCGCCTCTTCACCGCGCCCAGCTTCGCGGACGCATCGAGGGTCACCACACACAGATCTTTCGAATAAGCACTCATAGTTAGGTCAAAGTAAAAAGCATGGAGCTTGGAGCCTGGAATGAATCGCGCACTCACGGGCAACACCTTGCCCACTCCCTCGGAGCTCTGGTGCGGCAGCACCCTCATTCCATGCCCCAAGCCCCATGCTCCCCGTCCCCTTTCGTCATTCGTTCCCGCACGCGGGATCATTCGTCATTCGTCATTCGTCATTCGTCATTCGTCATTCACCCGCCCATCTGCTCCAGCAGCTTCTCCACCTCGCCCATGCCGCCGACGTTCTTCACCGCCTTGCTGCCCTGTTCCAGCATGGAGGTCATCTGCGTGGCCTGCTGTGCCTGGGCGCGTTGCTGGCGCATCTCCGCTACCGCCTTCTCATCCACCAGCCACTCGGCAGGCATCCCGTTATTCCGAGCCCGATCCCGCGTGATGACATCAAAGTTGTAATTGTCCAAAATCTCCGGCTTCACCGAAGCAAGCTGGATGTCACTCTGGATCTGCCGTTCGAACGACGCATTGCGAAGCTGCTTGATCGCCAGGGCCAGTCGTGACGTGTAAACCACCGTCGGGTCCGGCACCGTGCCCATGAATTGCGACACCGCCCGCACGGCCTCCTCCGGCGGCGGAGCCAGCATGCCCTCCTCCATGGCCAGCGTAAACAGGCGCTGCAGGATCGGCGTATTCTTCTCACTGGTTAGGCGCGAAAACGCAGGCGTGATCAGCGTGATCTTTTCCGATGCCCGCTCTGAAACCTCCCGCGCCGTCATCTGGCGATCCAGGCTCGTGAACATGTTAAAAAGCTGCGCATGAAACTTCGCATTCACCGCCTCCTGCCGCATCTTGATCCGCTCCTGCCCCACACCGTAGTCACCCACCTGCTGGATCGGCCTCGGCCACCGTTCCTGGCCGATGCTGCTGGCCATATACGTGATGCCTCCGGCAGACAGGATCAGCTCGCCCTCCATCTCCTCCGGCGCGATCATCGCAGGCCTAACCATCTTTTCCGCCGCGCAGTCCAGCATCATCTGGAGAAAATTCACCTGCCGTGCATCCGGCAGCGCCGCAAACCCCGGCCCATAACCATAGGGCGACTTCTCCGACAGCGCCGACCATTTTAAATAACGCCCCACCGCAAAGGGGAACGAATCATACCCGCCCTCCCTAACCAACTGTTTCTCACTGAGCTCCACATAACACGAAGCGAAAGGTTTCCCCCATGCGGCGCACGCTGCCGGGCCATCAGGCCTCTCTGCGCGTGACCGTGGATAAACCGCATGGAGGAAACGGAAACGGCTGCCCAGGCGCGACTCGTCGCCCAGGCAGTCTTGGATCTTCTTCGGCAGGCGCTCCGCCCCGAACATCTCGCGGGCCTGGCGCGCCGTCAGTTCAAACTCACGGAACAGCGTATCCACCCGGCCAAAAGCATTCTCCTCAATCGCAAACGATCCCAGCGGCAGCGACTCAAAGTGGAAGCGACCGTCCTCAAAGGCCGAATACATCGCACTCGTCCCAAAGGTCACATGATTCAGCAGATCCTCATGCTGCTCCGTGTAAAAGTTCGAATTCCCCAGCATCTCCTGCACGCGGAAAGAGCAGTCCTGCAGCCACTGCTTCACCCGGTCTGACTGCCGCAGCTCAAACACCGGGTCATAGGAAAACCACATCTCATTGGCCGGAGTCATCCACGACATCAATCCCCCCGCCATCGTCATCGCCGCATCCCCCGCCGTCGTGTCAAACAGCAGTGCCTCCTTGGACGTGCCCGGCGTCGAAGTGCCAGAGCTGATCCCAGCCTTGCGAGGCATCATCAGGTCCGCGATCTCCTGCCACTGCGACTTCCACGGCTGCATCGCCGCCTGCATCCGCTGCCACCGCGTGCACAGCTCATTCGCCCGCTGCACATGCGCCGGGCTGGGTGCCTGGTCAGGGGCACTTTCCTTGGATCGTTGTTTGTTAGGCTTCATCGGACAAAAGTATTCAGTGTTCAGTTATCAGTCTTCAGTTTCAGAGGGGCTGGCAGGTGTTTCATGCCGCATGCATGGGGCCTGGAGCTTGGGGCATGGAATGAAAATCTATCCGTCATGCAGCATCCCCCTGCTCTCTTCCCCGGCACCCCGGTGCGGCAGCACCTCATTCCATGCCCCAGGCCCCCTGCTCCCTGCCTTGCCCGTCGTCATTCGTTACCGCACGCGGGATCATTCGTCATTCGTCATTCGTCATTCGTCATTCGTCATTCCCTCACACCTCCCCGCCGTTCTTCGGCACCAGCAGCGGATTGATCACCCCGAGCTGCGTCGGCCTGCCCAGCGTCTGCACGCCCGCCTCCGCCGTCTCCTGGGCCAGGATCGTCTTCTGGATGCCCTTCTTCCGGCTCGCCCTGCGCGAGACCTCCCCGTCCGCCTCGATGTCCTGGCGATACGGAGCTGTCACCGGCGGCGGCGGGTCCGGCTCCTTCGCACCCTTGCAGAGACGGGAAAGCCGCCCGTCCGGCCCGATCAAATCCACACTCCACTGCGCCCCACCGCCCGGCATCAAATCAAAGAAGGTTTCACTGTGCATGTCAATGTGGGGTGGATTAACCCGGAGACATGCAAGTGGAATTTTTCGTGAATCGCAGTTTTTTTTAGCCAAGGGGAAAAAATGACGAATGACGAAACCCGAATGACGAACCCAGAGCCTTCAACCCGCATCGTTTGTTAGCCCATAGTGCATTCGTTCCCGCACGCGGGATCATTCGTCATTCCCCGCACCAGCCTCTCCCTCTTCACCCAGCGCGGCACATTCACCCGCTCATACCCCACCCAAGGCCGGTGCGCATCCGGCAGCCATTGCATCGCCGTTTTCAGATCCCCCGCCAGCAGCCAGATCCACCACGCATCCCCTTCCGGCGCCACGATCCACGGCGACGCCAGCTTCTCATACGGCCAGTCTTTCCAAACCGGCCTCGCCATCGCAAACGCATCCGGCCTGGCGATCACATACCCATGCTGAAGATGCAGCCGCACATCCTCCTCAAACGACCGCGCACAAGGCTCCGTCAAATACACCCGCCGCGCGAGTTCATAAGGGGTCAGAGCTTCATCCGGCATGATGAAGCAGCACGGGGATTAACCGGAAGGTTGGCAAGGAGAAAAGAGCCTCTTTTATCCCGCCTCATCCACCAACGTCCGGTCTTCAAAATAAGCGAACCCCGCAAAGCACACCCGCAGACCCTTACAAAGACAGGCAAAATCAGCCGACGAAAAATCAAAGCTCACCCGCATGGCCTGCACTCCGCCCATGAAGCGGCTGCCCTGTTCATTGAGCTCCAATTCCAGACTGTCACGCCTCAAAATGACCCGTTCCAATCCTCCATAACCCGACCAACCCTGATCATTGCGCTCCACATGCACCGCATTCATGCCTAACCGGATGTCTTGTTCGGTGAACTCATGAGCACGTTGAAAGATCAGGTAATCCCGAGGATCATCTTCATCATCCGCCAACGAGAGAAGATGATAGTCCCCCATGTCCTCCGAATGCAGGCAGGTGGCGGTGAAGTGGGGGAGCGGTGGCATCGGTCAGAGCGTCGTCCATGAGCCAAAGGCCAACAAGTGCCATAGCCGCAACTGCTCGCGCACAGGACAGAATTCAGCAGCCAGGCTCGCCATTCGCAACGTATAATTCTTAGGCCTAACATTCACAAATATTTGACAAAGTCGTCTTGGCAGGTTTTAACCAAGCTCTTATTGTTAAACCGATCCATGTCTGAGTCTCTCCAAACAGAAACACGCGCTTATTACGAGCAGGCCGCTTCGCTGGCCAGCAAGTATCCGGCAGGCTATTATGCCCTGTTCGTCGGCGCTCTCTGCCTGGGGGCTTATCCGAGCTACCGTGAGGCTCTGGATCAAGGTTATGAAAAGGCCCAGACCGCCAGCTTTTTGGTGAAGCAAATCACCTGCATGGAAGAAGTTCAGCGCATTGTCACCCCTGTGGTCACGCTGAGCTAATGTCCTTCACCCTGGTCAACGGCCTCCCCATCGTCTCCATTCGCCTGGGGGTCAGTGAGGCATTCAAAAGCCACTGTGACCGACAGATGGAGCCCTATCCAGAGGATCTTCAGGTGCGTGCACTCATTGATACCGGGGCCAGCATCACGGTGATTGACGACCAGCTCGTCAGCCGCCTCTGCCTTCGCTCCAAGGGATTCTGCAAAGTCCGCGGCTTTGACAACAGCCCAGACGGCTCAGCCTCTCACAAAGAGTATCCCAACTACGATGTGTCGCTTTCCATCTGGAAGACGACCACCGAAACGACCCTTCACATCCCAGACCTCCAAGTCGTCGCCGTTCCTCTCGACTGCACGGACTATGACATGCTGTTAGGCATGGACGTGCTCCGGCGTTGCACGCTGCACTTCCATTTCTCGGACAACTTCTTTGATATTCAGGCAGCCGCCGCGTGACTGCTCCAGGCCCAACGGGCCGTCTGAATCAGCCCACCGTTGGAAAACGACCACGATCCTCGTGCCGTCACGCTCTGAAAGGGCGTGGGAACGTGTCATGACACCCCAGCGTTCACAGACCTCACAGCGGACTCCGGCCCATCCCCATAATGCCCGATCAGCAGCCCATCGGCCACAAAACCGTGACCGTGGAATAAAAACCCAGCATTCTCCCCTGCATGCGCTCTCCACTCCAGCCGATAGCGTCGTGGCAGAAGTTGCCCACTAGGATTGTTAACAAGCGTGATTGTAAGCACTCCCGTGCCTGGAGTTCGGTCATTAGGCTCCACCCAGCTTGAGCGATACGTTCCGGTAAACCCAAAAGCATCCCTCTCTGAAGCCGCCTCACGCCTCGCGGCAGACTCCACCCCGATGTGATCGGTGCCCCGGTTGGTAAACTCTCCCACCAGATTGCCATTGGACGTGAGCTTGAAGTAGAATTCGCCAGGAAAGATTTCGGGATTCATCAGAGGGTGGTGAGAGTTGGAACAGCAATGCAGGGTGCTCAGTCAGCATTCGAAGACATCCCCTCTTGGGAGATTCATCTCTTCCGCCTGCGGCCTTTTTTGCCTTCTCCTTTTTCGTTGGGAGGATAAGTCAAAATACAGCCGAACAAACCACCATGATTTTGCTCATCGGTCAGTCGCGGCTCGATGATGTGCTTTAACAATTCAGGATGCCTGGTTTCAGCGTCAGAAAGACGATCGGTATTCATCGTCGCCAAATACTGAAAACCGTTCTCCTCATCCTCAGCCAGCTTGCGGGCAAGGTTTAGAGCGTTGGTGATCTGCCGCTCTTCCAGCGGATCAAACAAGGGACTGTCATGCGCGAGCAAAGGGGGCATCATTCCCCGCTCCATGGCCAGTTGCATCAGCGTCAGGTCAAAACAAAGCATCTCCAGATTCGGAATGCCCCGACGTTCATCTGGACCGCCGCTGAAACGAATGCCCAGACCCTTTTGAGTGGGGTTGATCTGCAAGATTGAGGCTTTGTCACAAAGGATCTGTGACATTTGATTAAACAAGACAGCAGCATCATTGAGAATCTCTTCTCGTTCGCGACGATCCTGCGCCATCTGCTGATCCACTTCGGCAAGCCTAACTTTAAGTTCTTTTCCACCATCCTCGATTTGATTGGCGATCTCCAGTCTTTTCCCCAGAGACGCAGCCTCGGAGTGATAGTTACCCAGTTCACGCGCGATGAGATTGTATGCGTCCAATGCGCCATGAGTCTTCAGCAATTGCATCAACTCCTGCAGACGTGGCTGAATCTGGGCAGACTCCGCCTCCCTTTGCTCGATCCGCTTTTCAGCTCCACGGATTTCCCCATTCAGGTGCTCACGCCTGTTGTTGACGACGGCATGATGAAAACTTTGCACTCTGGCCAGATGCTCGCGAACAATGCCGGGCAGATCGATCAACGCAGCTTCATAAACACGTTCGATGCTTTGCTCATCAGGAATCTGCTCTTCAGCCAGGGCAGCCTCCAGTTCTCTGATGAGTTCCCGATCAAGGGTGTTCAGATTCGCATTCTCGGCGATCTTTGAAGCCAAAGCAGACGCTTCACGCTCCACGTCCGCATATTGATCGAGCACTCGAAAAGCAGCGAGGTCCCTCTCAAGCCGTTTCACCTTGTCTTTGGCCACAGCCAGCTTTGCGCTTAACTGGGACGCTTCACCAAAGGCATCGCCCATCACACCGTCGGATTTTAAACTCCTGGCGAGTTGCTTATATTCCTTCCCCTGTTGGCGTAACTTTTCCAGTTGAGCGAAAAGCCTCCAATCCATCCCCAGCAGGTAAGCCAGATTCACCTGCATCTGCCAGCCCTCAGACTGGAGATGACTGCTGGAGGCCTGCGCCTTCTGAAATCCTCCGTCAATGAAGCGCCGGACAAAGTATGAAAACAGCGGCCTGAAACTGGGGCCAAAGCTTTCTGTGTTGCGGATGTCAAAGCACCATTCACCCAGTTTTTTACACCAATCCTGCACACTCATTTCGACAGGCTCTTGATGGCCCAGCAAATCCGCCCCACTCAAGCTTTCCTCGTAAAGCCGGATCAAGCCCGAATCACCCGCCACATCACGCTCCACCCTGACCTCATGTCCGCCCAGAGTGGCGCGCATACCAAAGGTCTGTCCCTTCAATTCCTGGGCACGAAAAGGATATTCATGACGCACACTGGCCCCTAACAAGAAGTGGATAATTTCAATGACACTTGTCTTCCCTGCATGATTACGGGATGGACGATCTTCATTGGCCTTGCTCTTGTCAGAAACTAAGAGGTTAAAACCGGGATTCAGCTTCACGGTTTTAAAAGCAGGCAGGGTGCTGTAAATCTCCCGGATCATGGTGTCCTTCGAGAGAGTATTCCCTTCTTCATTTCCACAGCGCCGAGTGCGAAAAGCAAATCCAGGGCGAGAATGAACCAGTCAAAGGTCACGGCACCCCGCTTCCGGTAGGCATCCCAAAGCCCCGACACGGTGCGCTCCTCATGAAGCAATTCCAGCAACGCAGCCCCCACACCGAGGAGGCAGCGGTCTGGTTTGAGATGTTTGCCGGGGAGAATCATGAATCGTAACCGTGAGGAGCGTTTTCGAAGATGTCACATTTGTCGAAAAAATACGCCAGCACAACGGAGACGGCGGCTTGGTGGCTGATTTCTTCTTTCTCAAAAAACGAGCAGTATTTTTTGAGACCGTCCAGGATGCGGTCATTGCTGAGCAGCCCCAATCTCAGTTCCTGATACTTCGCATTGAGACATTTGGCGATCTTCTCCCCCTTCGACACATCCCTAGAATGATCGAAGATCTGTTCCACAAGCCGCACCTTCAATCGAGCATTGGCCAGGAATTCCCGGTAAGCCGGACTGAACCCATTATAATCCAGCTTCTTCCCACTGGGAATTTCTAAAGGCTTGGGCGGGTGCCTCTGCATCTTCTCCTCCAAATGGCTGATCACATTCAAGATTTCAGGCACCTGCAAATGAAGAACATCTTCCCTTGTTACATCTGGGCCGAACCTTTCTTGCAGATCAGCAAGAGGCATCTGTTGATGAATCTCGCTCCATAGACGATCCCGATCCCAGGTTTCGATGAGCATATTAGGATGCCGACCTTTGAGCTCGTTCACCACAGCCACTGACTCTGGGCCCAAAGCCCGGTCCATATCTCCATAGATGAAGACCCATTCGGCCATGCCTCCCTGGTTCTTTAAAAAGTCATAGGCTCCCTGAAAATCGCCTTTGATCTTTTCTGCCATCTCTCTGTCGGTCGGATTCCTTGCAGCGTAACACTGGTAGATGAGCCGACGGCTGATCACATGTCCATCTATGCCCTTGTCACCACGGGAAACACGGACCTTGTTAAAATCCCCAGCGCCATGAATGACTTCCAGGAGATTGGCTACCCAGGACTGAAAATCGTTCGTTCGCTGATCGTCAAACTCTCGAGCAAACCGGAGATAAGCATGAGTATGTTTGATGGACATCAGGCGTGACGGAGAGGCAAGGGGATTATTAAGATAAGTTAATTTACTTAAACAATCTGGACTGGGCAACTCAAAAGAATGGCTGCCCATTCAGCATCCCCCTCACCGCCCCACAAACCCAAACCGCGCCACTTCTCTCCTGCCGCGTCTGCAGTTCCCACGCCCGCCGAGATCCAAGTCGTCATCCTCCTCATCGCGCCTGCTTTTCACCGCCGTGCTGAAGGTGGGGATGAGGCCGAGGGCGCTGGCTTCGGCGAAGGTTCTCAGGGCGTCGGCGGTGTGGTCGCAGAGGCCGTCTTTGAGGGGGTGGTCCAGGTAGTGGCCGGTGGCTTTGTTCAGGGCGCGGCGGTAGTTTTCCAGACGGCCCAGGGCGGAGGGGAGTTTATCGCCGGAGGATTCGGTTTCGATGTCGCAGCGGGTGTGAAACCAGCACTGGGGGAGCAGGCGGCGGACGTAGCCGATGCCGGTCCACACATCGGGGATGCGGGGGACGACCTGGATCTGCGCGGCCTTCAGCCCGGCCTCGATCATTTGCGTGTAGAATGATTTGTTAGACCCTTTGTCGGTCTGGTGCGCATCGTGCGGGACGTAGCTTTTGGCGATGAGGCCATGCGCGGCCTCCCAGCGGCGCACCTGGGCCACGAGGCCTGCGGCTCCACCACCGGCGTCGGCGCTCCAGGCGAGGATGTTGATGTCCTTGGCCGTGGGCTGGATCAGCCACCCGGCCAGGCTGTCGCCACCGCAGTCCCAGAAGGTGTAGAGCGGCAGGTGCGGCTCGGGATTGAAGGCACGCACGCGGCCCTGGGCGCGGACGCTGGCGAGCTGCGGGTAGATGGCGCCGAGCACGACGGCCATGTCGCATTCCTCGATGGTGGTGGGGAATTCCTGCAGCATGTCATCGCCCTGCTCGCGGCGCTTTTTTTCATACCAGGCCTGGCGGTCCAGGGGGATGTCCAGGCCGTGTTCCTCGCGCAGCTTTCTGAAGTAGCGGATGACCTCGGCATTGTGCGGTTCCTGGCCTAACAAACGATAGTCGGGATGGTTGATCCAGGAGAAAAAATGCAGCCGCCAGTCCGCTGCGGTCATCGGTCGGCCAACGCTTTCTTTGGCGAGGCGAAAGAGGTCATAGCACGGCCCCACGCGACCGCCGCGCATGGTGGTCTCCACATCCACGATATCGCCCGGCAGCACGGCATTGATGGAGCCGAGCCGGATCTTGCGGCCCTTTTCGGGTGAGGCGTCACAGATGGGGCCGTATTCAGACACGTGCAGGCGCTGCGGCGTGCGTCCGGTGAAGGAGGTGCCGGCCTGGTAACTGCTGCCATTGGCCCAGGCCATCTCGCTGTGGTTGTCCGTGGTCAGGCGGTTGGCGGCATGGATGAGCTTCCACAGGGCGGCGATGGCGGGGTCGGGGTGCTTGGGGCCATTCGTCCAGGCAAAGCGGAAGATCTCCAGCTTTTCCCAGGCAGCGGCCTCGGTCTCATCGATGATGGCACACTTAAAGTTAGGCTGAAAGAGGCAGTCGTCACCGTTTTCCAGGACGATCTCCGTGGAGATGCCCAGCTTGCGCGCCTTGGGCACGAAGTTGCGGCGATGCCGGTTCGCGCGAAAGGCGAGCTGCTCAGGCCGGGCCTTGAACGGGATGGCCGCGCCGTTGACCAGGATGAGGTAGAGGTTTTCCAGGCGCCAGGCGCGGTCTTTGAGTTGAGGTGGAAGCATGGGGAAGTGTTCAGTGTTCAGTGTTCAGTGTTCAGTGGCAGGGAGCTTGGGGCTTGGAGCATGGAATGAAGGGCGGATCATGATGTGGGGTGGGATGGTTTTAGCCGCAGAGGGGCAAAGGAGCAGAGGTGGCAAAGGTTTGGGTTGGTCTATAAAACATTCTCTCTGCGCCCTTGGCCTCTCTGCCCCTCTGCGGCCAAAACGAACAACCCACGGCCATGACTGATCACTGAAAACTGATCACTGATCACTGCCGCCATGCGTCAGCGCACGCAGTTCCCCGAGGGCGGTTTCCAGGTCATCGGTCCTCCCGGTGGGTTTGTCTTTTTCGGGCTGGAGGTCCCCGGCGAGTTTGGAGTCCAGCTCGATGGCGCGGAGCTTGCACGGCAGCTTCACGGTGAGGCCGCCTTTGGCATCGGTCTTCATCTCCTCGGCCAGGGGGGAGTCCGCCTGCACGCTGCCCACGGGGGTGCGGACGATGGCGGCCAGGAAGGCGCGTTTTTCCAGCAGGGTCATCACGGCGGACCCGCCCAGGGCATCCGCCTCCCCGCGCAGCTTTGTGATCTCCGCCTGGATCTCCAGCTTCTGCATCAGGCGGGAGCCGCCGGTCTCCGCGCTGGTTTGACACGCTTTTGGATAGGCCGCCGCATACGCCGCCGTGGCATTCATCCCCTGGACGATGCCTTCACAAAATTTCCTCTGCGGTCCTGTAAGCACATGAGGAAGCGGGGGATTAACTTTGAGGATGTCAAGGGAGGAAGGCGGAAAAAATGATCCCGCGTGCGGGAACGAATGACGAAGGCAAGGGGGCTGGCCCCACGCCCATTCGTCCCGACGGGGATCAACCGAGGATTCCTTTGTCACAGAGCTGCGGGTTTTATCTATTCAGACCTTAGTCCCACCCGAAAGCCACAGCCCCTTCCCGATCATGGCCAAAGCCCCCTCATCTTCATCCTCCATCCCACTGCCGGACTCTTCCACCGTGCCCGTGTCCATTCCTCCCCCGGAACACCCCCCCCCCCCCCCCCCTGCCGCGCACACATTCACCAGCCTGCAGGAGATCAAAGATCACATCAACCAACTCGCAGACACCCATGACCTCAGCCGCAACCCCAACGGCACCGGGCGCGACTTTATCTTCCTGCCCTTCAACCGCAACGAATGCGGCGAAGAACTGCAGCGGGACGTCCAAACCATGGCCGAAAACATGCCCGTGCGGCAACTGGCCCTGGACCTTTATAAACACGGGGCCGCAGAGCCTCGTGGCACCCACCCCCAAGGCGTCACTTGGGACGAGCCCACCTTCATCCAGCAGCTCAACCAATGCCCCGCCGCCCTTCAACAGCAACTGCTCATCCAGGCCGCCCTCAAAAGCCCCACCCTCATTCAATTTGGGGAGGCCAAGCCATGGGACGCAGCCCCAGCAGCCTCCACCTCCTCATCCTTGTCCAGCAGCAGCAGTTCCTCTTCCTCCAGCAGCAGCTTGGCCGCCGCCCCCTCTGCCCCGGCCCCTGCACACCGCCCCGGCCCCGGTGACACCGTTTTCATCGCCGGACACGGGTCTTTCGATCATAACAACGTCGTCTCCTCACCACTTTCAGAAGACCCCAGGCACCTTCTGGCAGTCCCCCCGAGAGAACTGCTCGTGCGCATGCACAACAGCGGCATCCCCGAGTCCATCAGCGAGATCAGTCTGCAAAGCTGCGGCGCGAGTGGAGAGCTCTTCAAAAGCCTCAGGGACACCACGCTCAAAGAAGGCCTCTACAACCAAAGCCAAATCATCGCCTACGGCCCCGATGAAAAAAGCTACATGCTGAAAAACGAAAAGCCCCTGAGCCATCTGGACAAAGGCATGCACCTGATAACGCTCAGACGAGACCAGGATCAACTCGCCAGCCTCAACGAAAAACTGAAAAGCAACATCGACGCAAGAAACAAGGCCCAAGAAGTCCTCGAAGCCATCCCCGAACACAAGCGCCAAGCCCGCAAAAACCAGGAAGATCTCATCCAAACCAACAACCAAGCAATCGCCGAACTGACCCTGCAAAAAGACGCCCTCATCAAGAGTGGCAGCCAAGCAGTAAACAATACCCGCCAGCCGCGCGCCGGCCTGCACCGTCACGGCAGCACCGGGCAGGCCATGGCGGAAACCGCCGGCAGCCGCCCCCCTGCCCCGCCACGCCTGGCCCCCGAGACCGAGGCAACGCCGCAGCTCAGCGCTGACACCGCGTCCTCCTCTTCCTCCTCTTCACTGTCCACCGCCTCTTCCTCCTCCTCAGCCGAGCCCAAGGCCGACGCCGAGGGCGAAGAAAAGCGCAAAAGTGTCAAGGACGACATCGCCTGGAAATCCGCAAAACCCAGCGCCTACCAGCCCTCCCTCCGCTCCAAACAGTGACCGGCACCCGTCGCACTGCGCCGGGGCTTGCGACTATTCCACACTTTTGGATAGGCGGTGGGCAGCGTTCGGTGGGCCTTCATGATACCGCAAAGGAAGGCGGAGGAGGCCGAGAAAGACCCACGCCTAACAACAAGCTTGACATCTAGCATAATACCCTGTGCCCGGAAACCAAAGGTTTGTGACCACCCTGACTTTCCGTGAAAATGGGGCACAAACGAAGGACCGATCTCACGAAATATCCACTGTCGGGGTGATGACGTTTTCAATCTCGGTATAGATATCCAAATCTGGATTTTCTGCCTCCAAGGTGATGAGGAGTGAATAGCGGATCGTCGAATCTGCACGTTTCAATGCCTTACGAGTTTTCCACCAACCACTGACAGGATAGACGATGATGTGCCGCATATCCGCCAAGTCGGCTGCACGACCTTCCCAGACATTGGAGTGGACGGAGCCTTTGCCAATCATCCCAGGATCAAGCTTCCAGTTGTCCAAAGTGCCCGGGACACCATCCACCAAATCATCGGTCGTTTTATCAATTTCGGCGACCAGATCCGTCAGCTCCTGGCCTGGGGAACTTACCTTGAAACGAAGCTGACAACCTGCATAACGATACGTGGAGGTATAACCACGATTGCCGGGATTTGGCTCGATGAAATACGAGAGGGTCACCCTCATCTGGATCTTTTCAAAGGGATGTGCGAGGAGCTTTTCTCGTGGCCACGGCAGTGAATGCGTATGCAGCTCATTCATCTGCGGGTCCTTGGAGGCCTGAGGCATGGAACGAAAGGGCTGCATCTCCGCCTGAGAGATGAGGGTGGCCCGGGAGCGGGCGCATTCCAGAGCCGCATGGAGCCGTGGAACACCATATCCCACCTTTCGCAGCAAGGCCGATGCAGCCCGCTTGCCCGTGCCTGTCACGGTGGCGAGCATGGCCGGGGTCCAGCGGGCACTGTGCACCATGAGCCCCCTCACAGTCTCCGGCCAAAAGTCAGGATAGGCCGCATGGATACGCGCGGCCATGCGTGCGGCCTGGGCTGTAGCGGGACTGGTGCCCACCAGAGTGCAGAAGGGAGAGGTCTGAAAATCGGCAGCCGTGGAAAGCAGGCTGAGATCCGTGGCCTCCCAGGCATTGTGACGCCCCGCATCACACTCGGCATTCCCTCCTTCAAAAACGACATCCGGCTTGTTAGGCCAGTCTGAATTCCAAGTGCAGCTCGTTGAATTCGTCGGCGACATGCCCCCCTGGGGTGCGAGGACTGACTGAGGCCTTGGTGTTGTCCGGATCTGATCCAGTTGAGTAAAGCTGCCGACGGCCAATACGTTCCAGGCCTGGGCAGGCGGATGGGCAGAGTAGCCTTCATTTTCCTCGGGATATCCACGCCATTGATCCATCGGCATGTTGCCGGCAGCCAGACAGATCAGGCGCGGCTCAGAAAGCAGATCCCCGTCTGAACCGGAAGCAAGAGCATCCAAAGCAGCCGACCAGCTCCCGGGTCTGCCATCCACTCCCGGCTGTTCGAGACTGGTCGCGATGCACCAGACACGTTTGCGAAATGGCGCTCTTCCTTCCACCAGATAGACGCCACTCTGGGTGAACCCGGCGGCCAGTTTTTCTTCATCATTTCCAAGATGTGGAGGAGGCACGATCTTGACAGCCTCCAAAACAAAAGGCGCATCCACCTGCCCGGCATGAGGCAGGACCTGCGTGAGATCTCCATACAAGCACAGCCCCGCCATCGGTGTGCCATGGCCGGTCAGGCCATGCTCATCAAACGAGCCCCAGGCGTCCTTGATGGCAAGGTTTCGGTCTTCTGGCAATCGGTCCGCAAGCATAGGATGTCCGCGATTCACCCCCGTATCCATCACACAAAGGGCTACTCTTTCATCCTTCCTGGGATTAGTCAGCGGAGGTTCGCCTTCCAGTCTCTTATGAAGGTCCTCGGCCCAGGCCATCTGATCCTCGACAGGCAAGGCCTCATAATCCCCTGCAAAATCCCGGCCTAACCGAATCTCTGCCAGACAGTTTAAGAGCGGCAAGGAGCGCCGAAAGGCGCTCACTGGTCCTCTGACGGCCAGAATCGTGTGCTCGGGCAGCGTTACCCTTTGCTCGCCGACACGGAGACCGACTTTGGCGGCTTCACTCTTGAACTGGGTGATGATTTCCTCACGGTTCACACCGATCCCTTCGGCACGCAGCCAGACTTCCCACCAGCGGTCTGCATCATCTTGCGGCATGGGTTCGATCTCGGTCCAAAGCTGCTCCAGGGCCGCCACCTTCAGCGACTCAATGCTGTCCACCAAACTGTGATACGCCGGTTTTTGGAACCGTGAGTCTTTAGTCAGGTAATCATTAAAAATTTGTTCCAACACTGACAGATGCCCGTCTGGCACAAACCAGGTCTGACTCACATGCTCCTCCCCGTTTTCCAGCGTGAAAGGCTTTTGGTTGAGCAATTGCAGTTTGTCGCTTCGATCCAGACTTTTCGTCTGTTCGGCAAAGTCGTCCGGCACTACGATCTCAATGATCAGTCCTTTGGATCGGATGTAACTCTCCTGCACCTCATCTTGAATGATCTGAGAGTAAGCGGTTTGGATTTGCTGAAGCTCCCCCTTCAGTTTGGCCCCATGGCCCTCACGATCCTTAGGAGGCACCCGCTTAGGGCGCACACTGCCTTTCGTCGCGTAGCTTTCAGCCCCCCGAAATCGTTCTTCTAATAAAAAGTGACGAAGGGGATCTGATGCGAGGGCCATGGCTTATTGTCGTTTCCGAACTTTAGCCACCGTCTTCTTAGATTTAGGGGTTTTGTTCAAGTCCTTTTTAATGAAGCTACTCGGAGCTGATGCACGTCTCTCCATCAGCGATCTCAGTAGCAGAGTGGTCGTCACGTTGGGCAGATCCTCAATCAGCCTCTCCTTCACCGTGTCATCCGCCGCGCGGCAGGATTCGGCCAGACTGAGGCCTTCGGTTGCGGGCAGGATCTGAGTCCAGTCCAGGTCTTCAATGCCTGGCTGGCCTGCGAGACGGCGTTTCAACACCTCGGCCAGGGCGTCCGGGCTGGGCGGTTCATAGGTGAGCACATCGTCAAAGCGGCGGAACAGGGCGGAGTCGAGAGACTCGGGATGATTCGAGGCGGCGATGACGAGACTGTGCCCTTTCAGCTGCTCGAGAAAGACGAGGAAGCTGTTCAACACGCGGCGCATCTCCGCCACATCATACTGACCGCCGCGGCTGAGACCTAACGAATCGAATTCATCAAAAAGAAAGACGGCCCGCTGCTGCTCAATGGCGTCGAAGACCAGGCGCAGTTTCGATGCGGTCTCGCCGAGAAACTTGGTGAACAGGGCATCCAGACGGACGACAAAAAGCGGCAGGCCGAGATCATGCGCCATGGCATGGGCCGTCATCGTCTTGCCACAGCCGGGCGGGCCTAACAACAAGAGCCGACGCCGGGGCTGAAGGCCATGCTCACGCAGACGGGAAAAGTGCTTTTGCTCGCGGACCACACGCTCCAGTCGCTGACGCAGGTCATCCGGCAGGACCATGTGTTGAAGCCCGACCAAGGGATCGACCATTTCCAAAAGGCCGGACAATTCGCCATCGGGGCGGCCAAAGGGGACGGAGTTGCTGCCCTGCTGAAGCGCGGCGGGGCGGATGATCTTGGGGCTGCCCGTGGCCAGTTTCTGGATCTCCTGCGCCACTTTGACATGACCTTTCCGCGCCTCGTTCGCTGCCACCTGTAGCATGGCGGTGCGGAAGCGTTCGTCATTCCCCTCCACATGGCTGCGGAAGAGGTCGATGAGTTGTCGGGCGACCATGGATGTGGATACTGAGGTTACGAAGGGGCTTCCAAAGAAGCGCGGCTGGTTTAACACAGCTCCTGCTAATTGCCTAGCTTTGATTAAATAACGCTTTGGTTTTTATGGTTATTCACAAGCGGGTCAGCTTTGTGAAGAAACCGGTTCGGTGAGGGGTGTGGTGGACTCCTCCCCCGCCACAACAATCCCCTGCTCCTTCGCCTGGCCGGTGCAGCGTTTGCAGCGGCGGGTTTCCTCGGCGGGGTGCCAGAGGCTGGCTTGGGGGATGCGGGCGCTGCAGAGGGCGATGACATCGGTCTCGCAGACGAGGTGCGCCCAGTCGTGGTGCAGGCTGCGTTTCCACTCCCACTTCGGCGGCGGGGGGATGTAGGTGATGCGGGCGTGCAGGGCCTGGATGGCTTCACGCGGACTGGGGCCGCTGGCGGTGTCGCTGCCGAGCCGCGCGTGCCACTCGCGGTCTTCGGCGGCGTAATGCAGCATGACGCCGCTGTTTTGGGCAAAGAGGAGGAGGTCGGTGGGGTCCATGGGGGAAATGACGAATGACGAATGACGAATGACGAATGATCCCGCGTGCGGGAACGAATGACGAAGGGGGGAGGGGTGCTGGTTTAGGGGTTCGGCGTTCGGCGTTCGGCGTTCGGCGTTCGGCGTTCGGCGTTCAGTGTTCGGTGTTCGGTGTTCGGTGTTCAGCGTTCAGTGTTCAGTGTTCAGTGTTCAGTGTTCAGTGTTCGGTGTTCAGTGTTCGGTGTTCAGTGTTCGGTGTTCAGTGTTCAGTGTTCAGTGTTCGGTGTTCGGTGTTCGGTGTTCGGCGTTCAGCGTTCAGCGTTCAGCGTTCAGCGTTCAGCGTTCAGCGTTCGGCGTTCGGCGTTCAGGGCATAGGACCTAGGGGTCGCATGTGTCCTAGGGGACCTATTTCGGGGACCGCAGGGGAGCGGGCGGTGATCCTCCGCCGTCGGCAAGCCTCCCGAAGCGAAAGCGGTGACGAGTCTCCGCAGTCCATAGGCTGCGCCTGGCATCGGCGTTGGCGGCATGGGTTCCCTTGCTCGATGAGAGGGTGGGTTTGAATGCCACCCTCTCTCTGAAAGAGAGATGCGCACGCGCGTTGGGTGACTCTGGGAACTCTCCAGGAAACAGGAATGGAGTTTCCCTGGGTGACTCCAGGAGACTTTCCTGAGTTCCTGCGTTCCTGGACTGGGACGTTGATCCGAGGAGGCACGGCAGCGTCCTGGAGTGCGGTGGGAAGCGCTGCAGCGCCACACCGCTCTTGCGGACTGAAGACGACCTACCGACGAACGAGGCCGAGCGGAGGAGAGGTTCAAGGAGTCTGCGATAGACCGATGATCCACGACTCCGGCGAAAGCGGTGTCGCCGAAGCCGGTGGCCGCCGGCTTCTCTGCCACCGCACTCCAGGACGCTCCGCGTGTGGCGGGGGGCCGGGGTTGATTGTTGCTATGACGGGGTTGGTTCGGAGCCGTGTGCTGACTCCGGGTTGAGGGTTTCTGTGCGGGGTTCATACTTGGTTAGGGGTTTCAGTTCGGGGTTCAAAAGGGATGCCCGTCGATGCCCATCCAGTCTTTGGTTTTGGGATCGTATTGGAGGAGGCCATATTTGAAGTGCTTGAGCACATCAAAGGCCTTCCGTGCCTCCTCGATGGGGATATCGGCCTGAGAATGCAACCATTCTTCGGCGGCATTTCGCTCCAGCGGGGGCATTCTGCGGATGAGGGGGCCGTAGCGGTCGGCATAGGAGCCTTCGCGGTGGGTCTTGATGACGAATTTTTGCCCGCCCTGGCTTTCAAAGTGGCCGCCTTTCCAATACAGGCGCGCGGGCTCCTGCGGCGGATGGGCGCGCAGGGTGAGCTCGAGGTCGAGGTCATGCTCGGGTTCGTCTTCGGGTTTGTGCTTTTTGTTAGGCGGGGGTGTGGCGGGCGGGGTGAGGGTGACGATGGCATCGGGATCACGGGCCCAGACGCCGCTGCCGCTCATGCGGTCGATGGTGGCTTTTTCCTGGCTGTTGCCTTTGGCAAAGTGATGCGAAAAGGCGAGCGCGGCCCCGGTTTCGCGGCAGACCTGTTCCAGTTCGTTGAGGAGGTGGTTGATGTCACCGGCGGCGTTTTCATCGCGGTCGCCCAGGCCTTTGTAAATGGGGTCCAGGACGACGAGGCTGAAGCCGCCGGTTTTGACGGCTTCGATCAAAGGGGCGGTGAGCTGGGCGAGGTCGTGGATGCGGCCCCGGAGGTTCCAAAAGGAGAGGGAATCCCCTTTGGTGCCGAGCTGCATCATGCCACGGCTGGTGGAGATGCGCTCGATCCGCTGCCAGAGCATCCAGTCGGCGAGCTCGAAGTTGACGAAGAGGCATTTGCCCTCGGTGGTCTCATGGCCTAACCAAGAGCGTCCCAAGGCGACGGCGAGGCAAAGATCCAGCAGGACCCAGCTTTTACGGGCCTTGGAAGGGCCTGCGATGAGCATCTTGCAGCCCATGTTCAGGACGCCGTGGATGACCTCCGGCGTGGGCTTGGGGTCGAGCTTGGCGAGGTCTTTGAGGGTGAGGAGCGGGGGGAGGGTGGGGAAATCCGAATGACGAATGTCGAATGACGAAGGGGGGGCGGCGGGGCTTGGGGCCTGGGGCGGGGGACTTGGAATGAGGCTGGGTGGGGGTGTCGAGGTCGTCTGGCAGAGGGCACCTTCCCCCTCACCTAACCTCTCCCCAGGGGGGAGAGGGACGGTCGTTTGGTGTCCGGTGTTGAAGGGCGGAAAGACGTCCTCCCTCGCCCCTTGGGGGAGAGGGCTGGGGTGAGGGGCGGACGTGGAGTGGGGAATCGAGGTCGTTTGGTAGAGGGTGCCTTCCCCCTCACCTAACCTTTCGCTTCGCGGCTGCGCCACCCCCAAGGGGAGAGGGACGGTCGTTTGGTCTGCGGTGTTGAAGGGCGGAAAGACGTCCTCCCTCGCCCCTTGGGGGAGAGGGCTGGGGTGAGGGGCGGACGTGGAGTGGGGAATCGAGGTCGTTTGGTAAAGGGTGCCTTCCCCCTCACCTAACCTCTCCCCACAGGGGAGAGGGACCAGAGTCTGCTCCGCCACCCACGCGGCCCAGTTCGCTGCGCCGATGTTGGTGGCTAAAAGCTTCTGCTCACGCGCTTCACCATTCACCACGCGGAGGGCGGTGGGGCAGCGGGAGACGCGGGCGGGGTCGCTGTTTTTGTCATCGCAATGGAGGAGGCGGAAGAGGTAATCACGGCGGGTTTCCCACTCCTGTTGGTTAGGCGCATCGACCCGGACCCAGGCGTGGATGGATTTCTTTCCACTGTCCACCAGGACGCTGACGGGGAGGCGGCTGGCCTCGATCCGGGCGCGTTGGTCGGCCCGGCTGCTGCCATCGGCGGGGCCGTCCCATTCGACCAGGACGTGTCGATACGCGGCGATGTGGTCGTTGCTGCGGGAGGTGACGCCGGGACGCAGGGGATTGATGCCGATGAAGGCCCCGCCGGGGGTGCCACCGACGAGCTTGCCGATGTCGCGCATTTTGTTATACCAACGCTCCCACTCGGCGCGGGTTTTGATGATGGCGGCCCCGGGTTTCCAGTCGCCATCCTCAC